GTTATAAAGAGAAAGAACAAATTGAACAGCATGGAAAACCAAAATCTTAATTTTGATTTTGTATTTTTAGGTCAATCAATTTTAAAGTATCAGGTACCGTTAGATATTTTTTCTGCGATTAACCAAATATACGAACAGAACTTTCATAGATTAGCACCTGCTAATAAACAGTTAGTCGGTAAGATAGAGAACGAACATAGTTTGTTTTATAATGGTCAAGATCAATCTAAGATGAAGAACCATAATATGTTACCAAGAAATGTAACTGATTATTTTATGACTGTTTTTAAACACTATCTAGCCTTTAATAAGATTAGGGATTATGATACCCATCTTAATTCTATTTGGGTCAATGAAATGAAAGCACATGAATACAATCCTGCACACATTCATAGAGGAATGTTGTTTACAGGTCTATCATCTGTAATGATTTTAAAACTACCATCTACTTTTGGTAAAGAATACTCTAATGAAGCCATACCTCAAAATGGTAGATTACAAATATTAGGAGCCAGTAATGGTCAGTTTGCTAAAATAGACTATCAACCCCCGATGGACCTTAGAGATTTTTATGTATTTCCATATGATATGAGACACTGTGTGTATCCGTTTAATGGAACTACTGAGACAAGACGAACATTAGCCGCAAACTGTGATGTGCAGTTTGACCCAATTAAAAACAGAGGAGCAGTATGATAACAGAGCCAAGATGGAGATCGTTTATAGTAGAGACTACCACACCAATCTTTACACCCGAACAATGTAAAATGATTATTGAAGCAGGAAGAAGTGAGCCTAAACAAGAAGCTTCAGTTGGAGCAGGTGCTAAAGGTATTAAAGGCGGAGTTGTAGATACTAAAACTAGAACTTCACACATCAGTTGGATACCATTTAAAAAAATGGCTGACATGTACAAAGACATTGAACGTATTATGAAGACGACTAATGGTAATCATTTTGGTTTTGAAGGAATGACTTTAACGGAGCCTGCACAATACACGGAGTATCCTGAAGGAGGGTTCTATGATTGGCATGTTGATAATGATGTGAACATGGCCCACGAACCACCGGTTAGAAAAATATCTATGACGTGTTTACTATCTCCTGAATCAGATTTTGAAGGTGGGGATTTAGAATTAATGTCAGAAGGTAAGATTGCAAAACTTAAACAAGGACACGCAGTATTCTTTGCGTCTTTTATAAGACATAGAGTAACCCCTGTTATACAGGGTAAAAGAAATTCACTTGTTATGTGGTTTGGAGGGACACCTTTTAAATAATGTATAGAGACTTACACTTTCCAACTGCTATTTATATTGCAGATTTAAATGATGATGCTTTAAATCAACAATTAGAACAAGACATAATTAATTGGTCTAATAAAGATAAAGGTGTGACACGGACAAATGTTAAAGGTTGGCATTCAGAAACTGATATGAACCTAAGACCAGAATACAAAAGACTAGTTGATTTGTTATATGAAGCACAACGAACTATTTATGATCAAGAACATTTAGAGTCAGAACCTTTCTTAGGTAATATGTGGGCCAATATAAACCCACCAGGATCAATGAACCGAGCACACATGCATCCTAATTCTTTATGGTCAGGTGTATATTATGTAAAAGCTCCACAGAATTCTGGACAATTAAAAATAGAAGACCCTAGATCAGTTGCAGCTATGTCTAGACCAAGACAGAAACCAGGAAAGTTGCCTGATAGACTGTGGAGAGAAACACACTATGAACCAAAAGCCGGACGTTTAATTATGTTTCCTGCTTGGTTAAACCACTGTGTTGACCCCAATGAATCTAATGATATAAGAATATCAGTATCTTTTAATTTTATGCAAAAATGTATGATCACATGATAGTTCACAAGGATCAAATAGTATTTAGAGAAACACATCTACAAACTGAAGAAGGAAAAATGAGTCAAACGGAAAATGAAACATGGAAAAAATTAAAAATAGATATAGAAAAAAATGGTATAATTAATCCATTAATATGTACCGAAAAAGATGGTAAATATAGATTATGTATAGGTATGAGAAGATTTATTGCAGGTTGTATATTAGGTATTGAAAAATATAAAATAAAAATAGTACCCAATGAAGAAGTAGATACGTTAATAAATGCCACAAAAATATATCAAATAAACCATAAAGATGGCACGAGTATATCATTATGACCTTTAATAAATATCAAGTAATCAAAGGTGCTATCAATTACGAATTAGCTAATTTTATATTTAATTATTTTCATCTTAAAAGAGATGCAGTTAAGTATATGTACGAAAACAATATTGTTCACAACAATGGGATGTTGGGTACATGGACTGATCAACAAATACCAAATACTTATTCATGCTACGCAGATCCTGTAATGGAGACTTTGTTAGTTAAAGTATTACCTGTCATGGCACAGGAAACGGGACTACAATTAGTCCCCACTTATTCATACGCAAGATTATACAAGAACGGAGACACACTTCATAGACACAAAGACAGACCAAGCTGTGAGATATCTACAACAATAAACTTGGGTGGTGAGCCATGGCCTATATTTATAGACGGGACAGGAGCTAATAATGTAGTCAATGAAAGACAAAATTTAATTAAACCTAACGCTCCAAGAGGCACAAAAGTCTTGCTTGAAGTAGGGGATATGCTAGTATATAGTGGCTGTGAACTTGAACATTGGCGAGAGCCTTTTGACGGGAACATTTGCGGTCAAGTATTTCTACATTATAATCATGTGAATGGCCCATTTGCTGAGAAAAATAAATTTGATGGAAGACAAATGCTAGGTCTACCATCAGGAATAAAATAGTATTATAATGAGGCTATATGTTACAAAAATTAGGTTTTGCACCAGGGTTCAACAAACAAGTTACAGAGACCGGGGCCGAGGGACAATGGTTTGACGGAGACTTTGTACGTTTTAGATATGGCTCTCCTGAAAAAATAGGTGGCTGGGCTCAATTAGGTGAATCAAAACTAACAGGTGCAGCAAGAGCTCTTCATCATTGGGACGATAATGCTGGTGTTAAATACGCAGCAATAGGAACCAATAGAATTTTATATGTATATTCTGGTGGTCTTTATTACGACATCCATCCTATTAGAGCTACTTTATCAGGAGCTAATTTTACAAGTACATCAAGTAGCCCGACTGTTACGATAACCTGTAGTACTAACCATGGTTTGTTAGAAAATGATATTGTTTTATTTCAAAATGTAACTGGTCTAAGTGGTTCTACTTTTACAAACGCCACGTTTGAAGATGAAAAATTTATGGTTACATCTGTACCAAGCGGTACGACTTTTACAATTACAATGGATGCCAATGAAGCAGGTACTCCTTTAAGCACTGCAGGATCTACAAAGGTAGCTTGTTATTACACAGTAGGACCTTCACAACAACTTGGAGGTTTTGGTTGGGGTGCAGGTTTATTTGGTGGTACATCTATTGGTCCTTCAGCAACAACTTTACAAACAGCTTTAACAAATACAACAGGGACTACAGTTGTACTGGCCAGTACGTCAGCGTTTCCGGCAGCAGGGACAATACAAATAGGCGCTGAATTTATTACTTACACAAATAATAATACAACTACAAATACTTTAACTGGTGGTGCTAGGGGAGTTGACGGAACTACTGCTTCAACACACAGTGCTGGAGCTACCGTAACTAATGTTACTAGTTATGCTGGATGGGGAGCTCCTGCTTCTTCTGACTTTACTATTGATCCTGGTCTTTGGGTTTTAGATAACTATGGTACAAAACTTATTGCACTTATTTATAATGGTAAATGTTTTGAATGGGATGCCTCAGCAGTCAATGCTACAGCCACAAGAGCAACCGTATTACCTAATGCACCAACAGCGTCACGCCATGTTTTAGTCTCAACTCCCGACAGACATTTAGTATTTTTTGGAACTGAAACTACTGTAGGAGATCCTACTACTAAAGATGATATGTTTATTAGATTCTCTGACCAAGAGAGTATAGATCAAACAGATTCTTATACAGTACGAGCTGAAAACACAGCAGGTACACAAAGACTAGCAGATGGTTCTAAAATTATGGGAGCTATTAAAGGTAGGGATGCAATCTACGTTTGGACCGACACTGCATTGTTTTTAATGAGATTCGTTGGAGCACCTTTTACTTTCTCCTTTGAACAAGTAGGGACTAACTGTGGATTGTTTGGTAAGAATGCAGCAGTAGAAGTTGATGGGTCTTCTTATTGGATGTCCGAGAATGGTTTCTTTACTTACGATGGACAATTAAAATCTATGCCTTGTCTTGTTGAAGACTACGTTTATGATAGTGTTAATGATACATCTCGTGACTTAATTAACTGTGGTTTAAATAATCTTTTTGGTGAAATAAATTGGTTTTATTGTAGTGAAGGTTCTGATGTAGTGGATCGAGTGGTGACTTATAATTATCTGGACTCGTCAGCAAAACAACCTATATGGACTACAGGTAGCCTGGATAGAACAGCATGGCAGGATTCTTCTGTATTTAATAAACCTCACGCAACTTATTATACTCCTTCGGATAGTGATTCTTTCGATGTTACTGGTAATACCGATGGGATTACTATATACTATAACCAGGAAACAGGGACCGATCAAGTAAATGCAGGGGGAGTTGTGACAGCTATCCAAGCAAACATATTATCAGGTGATTTTGACATCACTCAAAAAAGAAGTAATACAGGTCAAGCTGTGGGAACACCGGACCTTAGAGGAGACGGTGAATACATTATGAGAATAAGCAGGTTCATACCAGATTTTATAAATCAAACCGGTACTACTCAAGTTAGTTTTACAACTAGGGCTTACCCTAACAGTACACCTATCACTACAAATTTTCCAATTGATTCAACTACTACTTTTAAGAGCACTAGGATTAGAGCAAGGTCTATTGCATTAAAAGTTTCTAACACAGGGTCTAACCAAGATTGGAAACTAGGTACATTTAGATTAGACGTTGCACCAGGAGGAATGAGATAATGGCTACTGATCAAGAGATAAGAGACGCTGGTTTTAAATTTATATCTCAACAAAAATATTTACAAAATCCTTTTAAACTACCTGTAGCACCCGTTGGCGCACCTGAAGGTAATGAACCATTTAAACCAATATCAAATTCTTTTAATAATAATAATGATGGTAATGATTTTAATCCAGCAGGTAATATGTTTGGAGAAGGGACAAAAGTTAATCCTGTTTATGGTGGTAACCCAATTAAAGGGGGTTTAGGTGAAGCCGGAACTGGAGTAGATCCTGTAACTGGAGATATGGTAGGTGGTGGAAATATTGTAGATGAATTTGGAACAGATGGAAATGTATATTCTGAGACTAACTTTAATAACATTAAAGAAGAAGAAGAGAAAAAAGGTTTTTTATCTAAGATGATGAATTCATTTAAACAAAGAACAGCAAATCTTCCTGACTGGGCAAAAAAAGGGATAACAGCTGCAGGTATGATTAATCCTTTAACAGCTATCCCTTCATTAATTAGTAAATTTGGTAGTGGTAGTGGAGGCGGTGGTAGTTATGGTATCGCTGGACTAGATGATCGACAAAAAGCAATGTATAATAATTTAGCTGCATCAGGTTATTTATATGACACACCCGGTGGTATGAAGACGTTTGATGGTAAAAATTTTAGTCAGTTTGATGTTGAAACTATTGATAATTATTTTGATTCTAAAACAGATAAGTTTGGAAGTATTGAAGAGTATGAAGATTATTTAAATGAAGACCCTAAGCTACGAAAAAATTTAATAAAAAAATTACAGTTCTTTAAACAAGCAAAAAAAGGTGATGATACTTTTACAGACTTTTCTAATATAACGGATCCAAATATTACATCAGATATGATTGATGAATTTACTACTACTAATAATAATGACGGCGGTAGCGGGACTCCGCCTGGTTTTGGAATTACTGCTACAGGAAATTATACAAATCAATTTGACGGAGGAGATCCAGGTCAGGGTCAAGGTAGTAATGACCATGATGGAGGAGCATCTGCAGACGCTCAAAGTGATGACGCAGCAGGTATGGGTGGTTATGCAAGAGGCGGTAGAGCCGGATACTTTTTTGGTGGTAGAGTAAATTATAAAAAAGGTGGTAGAGTTAGTTTTAAAAACGGAGGCTTAGCAAGTATTTTATAATGGCAAAAATTGTACAATCATTAACGAGAGCAGCTAAAGAATATGAACAAAAAAATATACAGTCATTGATCAGGGATCTTGATGGTATTATCACAAAATTAAATTCTTCTTTTCAAGAAGAAGTAAAACAGGAGATAGAAGCTAAGAGTTTCTTTTTAGAATAATGGCAGTAGTAAACCAATATAAATTTAAAGGTATAGATAACAATACGTCAGGTAGTGCTTTAGTTCCATTAGGGGCAGGTAATCCTTTAGTAAATGAAACTATAATTATTAAATCTTTGCTTGTCACATCAGCTGGTACACCTACGGTAACCGTAACCAATAACAGTATCACAGCTATTAAATCAGCAGCACTTACCGCTAATGTTACAACAGAACTATTGACACAGCCATTAATAATAGAAGGCGGATCTGCTTTTACGGTACAATCGAGTACCACAGATTCATTTGATATAGCTATAAGTTATTTAAACATAAACAAAAGTAAGGTGGATTAATGAAAGTATTAAATGCTAAAGTAGAAGAGACTTACAGACACCTTGAGACCGGTGAGGTTTTTAAGGAAAGAAAAGACTGGGAAGCTAAGGGTTATAAGGCAGAAGAGATGGCACAGGACGTGAAAGTTATCATGCCACCTCTTGATTTGTTTAGTAAAACAAAGTAAAACGGATAGACTAAGGATAAATTTATGGCAATTTCAAGAATGCAACAACCAAGACAGATGTACAATC